CATTGGATAGATTATTTCGTTGAAAATTGTGATCTATATGTGGCCAACAAGGTTTACACATACAGAGGTGATGTAGCAACTAATCGAAATTATAGAAAAACCTTTGATGCGAATCAATTACCCGATCTATACTCTATGTGGACCTTTTTTCGAAAAGATGCAACGATAACCAAGGACTTCTTTGATCTGGGTAGATATATTATACAATATCCTGTAGAGTTTACAAATATTTTCTTAACAGCCTATAAACCAAAAATTATGGGAACCGACGAAGCATTTGCTCTAGCTGCACAAATATTAGATATTGCCGATGATATTGCTTATCCCTTAGAATTTCCAAGAGTAGTGCATATGAAACCGCTCCTGCAGAATTGGCCATGGCCAGCAGATACATGGAGTGACCATGTTGGTTTCTATCTCAATAAACACGGTCGATTGAAAATAGGTAATTATCAACAAAATGATATAGTTCATTACGTAGAAAAAAATAAAATTGATAGAGAGCTAATTCATATTTTAGAGGAAATAGCGTGGAAACGATAGAAGATTTTGATAAATGGTTAGCTGAATATAAACCTCCAGAAGTGACCTATGTTGCAGTGTTTGATCCCTTGACTGGTAAGGTTCAAAGCGTGGGCCCTGACTATGCATTCACTGATCAAATCAACCAAGTACCAATCGATCTCGAACTAGCACAAAGTATTATTTCAGCAGAAATACAAATTGAAAAATGTTTAATAGACATCAATTCGGGAAAATTAGAAATAGCTGAAATAAAAACACTGACAAAATTAGACGATGTGTTACATCGAATTGTATCGTCTGAATATACTGATATCACACAACCAGATATATTTTTAACATATACTGCGAAGACCAAAACATTAAAAATACAATTGTCTCAAGAATTTGGCGGTACCAAGAAACATCAAATAAATCTAAAACCAAGAAATGTTGTTTGGGATGGAAATACTGTTATGGATTTTTTAATCACCGAATACAATGATCCTAACGGGATTTATCAGATGTTTTCTATAAAAATTAATGAACTAATTGGTAAAAATAAAATAATAAAAAATTTAAATTATGATACATTCAGTGTGTATACACGTAGATTATTTAAAAATTATGTGATAGAATACAAATGAAAATTGTAGAATTTGATGTAGTATTTTTAAGCTACGACGAACCTAATGCAGATTTGCATTATGCTGACCTGTGTAATAAAGTACCTTGGGCTAAACGTGTACACGGAGTAAAAGGGTCAGATCACGCACACAAAGCCGCAGCAGAACTTTCTGATACTGATTGGTTTATTACTGTTGACGCAGACAACATTGTTAATCCTAAATTTTTTAATCTAGATATTGATATGAGCAACACAAATACACAGGTATATTGTTGGTGCGGTCAAAATAACGTCAATGGATTGCGATATGGAAACGGTGGACTGAAACTCTGGAATAAGAAGTTTGTGCTCGATATGAAAACACATGAAAATTCCACAAGTGATCGAGCCCAGGTAGATTTTTGTTGGGAAGACGGATATCAACATTTTCCTAGCGTGTATAGCACCAGTATTATCACAGGATCGCCATTTCAAGCATGGAGAGCAGGATTCCGTGAAGGTGTTAAGATGACTTTACTTGACGGAGAAAAAGTCCCCCCGCAAGAAATTCGAGAACGTGTTTGGTGGCATAATATTCATAGATTACGTATGTGGAGCACAGTTGGAATGCACGAAGAAAACGGAGTATATGCCGTACTCGGTGCTAGAATGGGAACGTGGATGACTAACTGCACAGACTGGGATTACGTCCAGGTCCGAGATTTTGAAGTGTTGAGAGAAATCTATGAAACTAAAGTTAAGCATTTCGATGTAGAACACGATGCTCAAGATTTAGGTTATCATTTGAGAGCTAAGTTAGGCTTAGATTGGCCGTGGCTTGACGAAAAACAAAGCAAATTTACTTTAGATTTATATGATGAAACTATAAATCTTGGGCTTACCTATTATAAAAATGTATGACATATTTTTCGTAAGTAGAAATTTTATATCTGCAGAAAAAAAGCAGTTGGTTTCTTCTAGATTTTCAAACGCACAGTTTGTAGAAAATTGTCAAAGGATTGAAGATATTTTTAAAAAATCCTTTACTAAAATGTTTTGGGTCATATGGGATGACCTTGAAATAAGAAAAGATTTTGATCTATCATCATACCGAGCTACTAAATGGGATGATATGTATGTACACGTATTTAAAAATGGTGAACACAAGGATGGTATTTGTTTAATTCCCAAAGGTCTGACTATATCTCAAAGAGAATTCGATAATAGGTTTTTTGTTGAAAAGAAAGAGATAAACATTGTTGCTTCTGACCCTATACTCGAAAAGTATGACATTGTGTTTATCAGTTATAATGAACCCAATGCCGATGATAATTTTATAAATTTAAAAAATAGATTTCCGCTAGTTAATCGTGTTCACGGAGTTAACGGAATTCATCAAGCACATATTGCCGCAGCTAAATTAGCAGAAACAGACATGTTTTATGTAGTAGACGGTGATGCTATAATTGTAGAAGATTTTAAATTTGATTATGCAGTTCCTAGATATGAAAAATCTTATGTGCATGTTTGGCACAGTCGAAATCCTATAAATGATTTAGTGTACGGATATGGCGGAGTAAAATTATTGCCAAGAGAAAAAACCATAAACATGGATGTAAACACTACTGATATGACTACTAGTATTAGTAATAATTTTAAAGTAATAGATAGTGTTTCTAATATAACAGCATTTAATACAGATCCATTTAATACTTGGAAATCAGCCTTTAGAGAATGCGTGAAATTATCTAGTAAGATTATAGATCGTCAGCAGGGTGAAGAAACACAATATAGATTAAATGTGTGGTGTAATAAATCCACAGATGAATATGCCTTAGATGGTGCTAGAGCCGGTAGAGACTACGGATCAGAAAATAAAAATAATCTAGAAGCACTAAAAATGATAAATGACTTTACTTGGTTAGAGGAACAGTTCAATGAACGATGTAGAAAAGATTAAAACATTTATACCTATAATGAATGAAATTAGTCCTACATTCTGTATGGCTAAATGGCACCATACCACTATCTATCTACAAACAGGAGAAACGCACAGTTGTTATCATCCTGCACCTCATAAAATACCTCTACAAGAAATACAGATTGATCCCAGTGCATTACACAACACCGCAGAAAAAAAACTTGAGCGTCTCGACATGCTTAACGGAGGCAAGCCCAAGGGTTGTAATTATTGCTGGAATATAGAAAAGCTAGGAGACGATTACATATCGGATAGAAAAGAAAGAAATGCCACAATCTATACAGACCAGCGCTTTGCACAGATAAAAAACGGTGACTGGGATCAAAACATAAATCCGCAGTATATAGAAATTTCATTTGGTAACGAATGCAATTTCAAATGCGGATACTGTCATCCCAAACACAGCAGCAGTTATTACAAAGAAATCAAAGATCATGGTCCGTACACAATGGTGAAAAATCATCGTAATGATATTGATTGGTTTAAAATTCACGAAGAAGAAACTAATCCCTATGTAGAAGCATGGTGGCGTTGGTGGCCCGAAGTTCGCAAGACCTTGACGATTCTACGTATCACTGGCGGCGAACCTTTGCTGCAACAAAGCACATGGCGTCTTTTAGATGACCTAGAAATAAACCCGTTACCAAATTTAGAATTAAACATCAACAGTAATTTCGGTGTGAAATCTATATTAATTGATCGATTGATTGAAAAGGTAAACAATCTAGTTAATACTGGCTGTATTAAAAATTTTAAAATCTTCACAAGCATAGATACGTGGGGAGCTCCTGCAGAATATATCCGTACAGGATTAGATTTAGATTTATGGGAAAGTAATCTAGATCGTTATCTCTCAAAAACTAGACTGCCAGTGACTTTTATGATCACATTCAATATACTTACTGTAACGAATTTTCAAACATTATTGG